GGGAGGGCGGCGGGAAGCAGGCTAAGATCAAGTCTTTCTTAAAACTAGAAATGTATGAAGGTATCAAGCCCCCACGCACCATATCCACAGTTCAAACAGAGGACACACTGCAATTAGGCAGATACATGGCAGCCCTAAAGAAGAAATTACGAGAGAAATTTCCTTGGTTTATGCCATGTCGAACACCCACGAATACAACCTATCTTATCCACAAATTTTGTTCTGAACGCGACCAAGTTATAGAGACAGACTACTCAAAATTTGATGGATCATTATCGCGGTTTTTACGCATTGAAGTTGAACAAAAGATAATGAAGAGAGCTTTTAATAATGATCGAGCACTAGAAGCATTGTTAAAACGTGATCTTCAATTACCAGCATCCACTACCAGCAGGGTGCATTATCAAACGGGGTATGCCAGGAATTCTGGATCTCAGTCAACAACAATTGGCAATACTCTTATCAATGCGTTTGTTGCTTACTGTGCGTTACGGTTAACACAGAGCCAACCATCCAAGGCGATGCAAAATATTGGACCGAAATTTGGTGATGATGGGATTGATGCAATTACTCCCGCACACATGCTCAAAGTTGCCAAGGATCTCGGGTTGTCGGTGAAGATAGAGGAACGCAAGACAAATGAATACGTGACGTTCTGCGGTAGATATTATATCATGCCAAAGACGCATCAGCACTCAATCTTCAACGTTGCTAAAGCCCTCGCATCTCTACCAATAGCGTTTGGAGCTGATAAGAATCAGCGCTTAAACCATCTAAAGGCAAAGATAACAGGATATTTAGCGATGGATCCCGAGACGCCCTTACTAAGTCACTACGCACGGCAACTCCTTAAAATCTATAAACTAGACAATGTGAAAGCAGACTTCGGACGAGATTTGAACACAAAGTACAAGGCCGAACAAGGACCTTGGCCAAGACAAAACGATGCTGCGGTGATTGACAAAGAAAATTCTGTCATAGCAGGCATGCTGAATCTGCTACCACAGGACCTACAACCTATTATAGAGGCAATAACATCATGCAATCAACCGGGGGATATTGGTAAAGTGATACAACTCCCTCCACAGGCCATAGTGGAGCCCCCGTCTCACGTATATGCTGTACCATCTGGGCGGAGGAGGTCGGGCCCTCTTAAACAATAAATGAATAATACTAAAATGAATGGTAACGGCAATGGCCGCAACTCAAAATCTGCAAACGCAGGCAAGAAACGGAATGGAGGAAATAATGGCAATGGTAAGACGAACAATACGCTGCGTTCGCTTGGCTATTCAGGTCAAGCTATGCCCTTATCGTATGCTATGGAGAATCGCCGACCGGTAAGAAATTCCAATTACAAACATTGCGGATCTGATTTCATGGGAACAATTACAGTCAAAGCAGACATTTCAGAACCATCAAACAGAATCCTGCAAGTGTTTCCTATAACACCATCAGCTTTTCCCGGAACAAGGCTGACACAATTCGCGTCATTGTATGAATTTTATAAATTCACATCATTGAAACTGCGATATGTGCCGGCAGTACCAGTGACATTGGCGTGTCAGTTAGTTTTGTATGTTGACTTGGATCCGACTGATGATCCTACAGTCATATCGAATCCTGACGCGCTCATTCGGCAAGCTGTGGCTCAAACAGGTGCACAACAATGGAATTTTCATACGCCAAAGTCGATCCCCATGGCTATGCGGTCAGATCAGCAATATTACTTCAC